TAATCACTTAGCAGGCCCCAACATTTGTCGAGCGCGGCGGCGCTGCAATTTTAGCGGGCGCAGATTAAAAATTTCAACTTGAAGAATTATTCTCTACGGCGTGAAATTGTTGATTTCATTGAGGAATTTCCGGTTTTGCCCTAACCGCGGAACCCACTTACCGCACTGCACACACCGCTAAGTGCGTTCCATATTCGTTCTCCGGTTGAGCAGCACGGCTTACCTTCGCCCCAAAGTAGAATATTCTTTCCTTTAGCGGCATCCTGCTACCCAGCAGGAGAGTTCCCGCAGGAACCGAGTTGGGAGCGACTTGGAACCTGCGGGAACCACAAGTTCCCTTCTCCGGGCACAAAGTTCCTTACTCGCCAGCGTGTACGGGGAGGGGGCGGAATTCCGGCATTTCGCACCGGGGGGTTAAAAAACGACCGCGCGCGTTTCTTAATCAATCTTTCCAAGCGGTTGAGAGCTCTTGGTCAGGTGAAGTCAGGTGAGCCAAGATTGAATTGCTCGAGCCAGGCGCCAGGTCGCGCGCCAGGGCGGGCGGTTTTTGGCGAACTTATGTTGCCCACCTTAAATAGCTGAGCGCGTTCGCATTTCTTCGCTGTCAAGCGAATTTTCGGACAAAAACCTGCGTAGATGTGGACAACTCGTTTCAATCACTTCGCGCGCCAATTGCCACCAGAAAGGTGCCAATTGCCACCATGAAAGGACTCCCATGATCCGCGGTGCCAAGCCAGTTCCGACGCAATTGAAGCTGTTGCGCGGCAATCCGGGGCGACGCCCTATTTCCGAGGGGTTGCGGCCCGAACAGTCGGCGAACGTGCCCGAACCGCCGCCGTTCATCACCGGGTACGCGGCGGACGAGTGGTGGTGCGTGGCGACGGAATTGCACCGGCTGGGCGTACTGACGAAGGTCGATACCGCGACGCTCGCGGCCTACTGTTTCAGTTACGGGCAGTGGCGGGACGCCGCCGAGCTCATCGCCTCGATGCAGGGCGATCCTGCCCGCGGCATGGTCATCCGCACGCAGTTCGGTGGCGCCGCCGAAAATCCCCTGCTCTCGATCGCCCGGAAGGCCGCGCATGACATGGTCCGCTTCGGCAACGAATTCGGGCTGACGCCAGCGGCGCGGTCGAGGATCACGGGCGGCATCAACGGCGACGAAACCACGGGGTCGAAGTTTGACGGACTATTGGCCCGTTAAGCGGACAGCGCACGGCAAGAAGACAGCCGAAGCCGTTATCGGGTTTATCGAGGCGCTGACGGTGCCGAGCGGCACCGGAGTGGGCAGGCCGTTCAAGCTGGACAAGTGGCAGACCGATTTCATCAAGGACATCTACGAGCCGCAGCGCATTCTCAGCAATGGCTCGCAGCGGCGCGCGGTGCGGCGGGCGATCCTGTCGGTAGCCCGCAAGAACGGCAAGACGGCGCTGATCGCCGCGATGGCTCTGGCGCATCTGGTCGGCCCGGTCGCCGAGGTGCATGGCGAGATTTATTCCGCGGCCAACGATCGCGATCAGGCGAGCATCGTTTTCAAATTCGCCAAGCAGATCGTCGAGCTCGAACCCGATCTGTTGAAAGAGATTGATATCGTGCCCTCGACCAAGACGATGATCGGTCGGCGCATGGGCACGGTGTACCGGGCGATCTCTGCCGAGGCTGGCACCAAGCACGGCTATCTGCCGAGCGTCGTGATCTATGACGAGCTCGCGCAAGCCAAGAACCGCGATCTCTATGATGTGCTCGACACGTCGTTCGGCGCCCGAAGCGAGCCGTTGTTCGTGGTGATCTCGACGCAGTCGAACGATCCCGAGCACGTGCTGTCGCGATTGATTGACGATGGCATGTCCGGGGTCGATCCCTCGATCGTCTGCCATCTCTACGCCGCCGACGACGGTTGCGCGCTCGAGGACGAAGAGCAATGGAAGAAATCCAATCCCGCGCTGGGCCGCTGGCGCGATCGAGAGGATTTCGTGTCGGCAATTCGCAAGGCGCAAAGATTGCCTGCGGAAGAGCCGAAGGTCAGGAACCTATTCCTCAATCAGCGCGTGGCGCCGGTCTCGCCGCTGATCTCGCGCGCGGAATGGATGGCCTGCAAGGGCGAGGTGATCCTCAACGATGGCGAGGAAGTTTATGCGGCGCTGGACTTGTCGAGCGTCGCCGACTTGACTGCGCTGGTGATCGGCAGCGTCGATGAGCCGTGCCGCATCTGGCCGTATTTCTGGAAACCGCGCGATCACGTTGAAGAGCATTCCAATCGCGACTTCGGCAGCGGCACGTTCCGCTATCGCGAGTGGGCCGAGGCTGGGCACCTATTATTGTCGCCGGGAAAGACGATCGATCCCGAGGCTGTGGCGTTGTTCATTGCCGAATTGACGCAGCGCTACAAGGTGCGAGGCCTCGCTTACGATCGCTGGGGAATGCCGGCGTTGTTGAAGGAATTCGATCGCGTCGGCCTGCAGGTTTTCGAGGACAAGGGCGACGGCAAGGGTGACGGGTTGCGATTGATTCCGTGGGGCCAAGGTTATCGCGACATGGGCCCGGCTGTGAGCGCGCTGGAATATACGGTGATCGAGCGCAAGCTGATACATCCGAACAATCCGGTGTTGAACTGGAATATGGCGAATGCGGTGGCACGACTTGATCCTGCAGGCAATCGCAAGCTGGACAAGGACAAGGCGCGGTTTCGGATCGACGGCGCGGTGGCGCTGACGATGCTACTCGGTCTGCGTTCGCGCGACCGCTCGACGCAGAAGCCGATCGATATCGAGGCCTTGATAGGCTGATGTTCACATCACATTGGATCGCACGAGCTCTGCAGCGATCGAAGAAGCAACGCGAACGGGCGGCGCGCAGATGGCGCGCGGCATTGCGGCAGCATCGATGGTGGGCGTGGTCGAGAGAGAGCACACATGGTCAAGCGAGCAAAAAAGAAAGCAGCGGCAGTAAAGGTGCAGAAGGCGCCAAAGCCAAAGAAGGCGGTTTATAGTTACTACGCCGAGAATATGAGCGAGATTGCCGAAGGGGATGCAGCGTTGGTGACGCGCTTTAACCAGATCGGCGCGCACGGTTGGAGATTGATGTTTCTCAGTGGCAACATTGCTTGGTTTGTCGGGGACGACACCGCAACAACGCCCCCGGTGATCGAGCATGACGAACAACAACAGCCGCAACCACAACCGTGAAATCTGGATTGCAGTGGCGTTCATGGTCGGCATTGCGGTCGGCATGGTTTTGCTCATTTGCATGATCGTGTGATGGGGCGAATATATGAGACAGCTTTCACATCTGATCGGCGAGCCGCTGCAAGAAGCGATCGACGAGATCGAGGCTTTTGCGATTGCCAATCACTGCTGGCTGAAATTCGTCGAGGGCGATGGCTGCCTCGATCGAAAGAAGCTCAACGTTTGCGTCAAGGACGGCACAATCAGGGAGTTCATCATCACTGAATAGGGGAGCGCTCATGGGGAACAGATTTGAGCGAGACGATAGAGTTCGATTGCAGAAAGCAATGGCAGTGCGTTTCGCCTACAAGGCACACGGGCTGGCTAAACGCACCAACTGGATTAAGCGTCAGGGCACCGTCGTGCGTGTGGCGCGCGTCGCCGATCACGTCAGCGTGCTGTGGGATGATCGCGCATCGGTCGATCAATGGCCTACCCGCGCGCTGGAAAAGATTTGAATGAACCTCGATCATCCGCATGGCACAGCCTACTGGAAGCGGCGCCGCTTGCTGCAGTTGAAAGCCGAGCCGCTATGCCGGATGTGCCTGCGTAATGGCATCGTGCGAACGGCGACGATCGCGGATCATATCGAGCCGCATCACAACGATTGGAATAAATTCAAACTCGGCGAACTGCAGTCGCTGTGCGAACAGTGTCACAACCAAACCAAGCGCATGATTGAATTGCAGGGCTACGGCCTCGAAGTCGATGACGACGGTTGGCCGATCGATCCAAACCATCCAGCGAACAGGATATGACATGGGCGATAACCCGCACGGCAGCGTCGGCGCACTGCGCGTCAGAGAGTCATTCAATCCGAGCAAGGACAACATGGTCGATAAGATCAAGCGTTACACCGCTGATCTGATCGATCTGTGCGAGGAATTAAAGCCTCTCGATCCGCGGTTAGCGAGCTTGGCACAGACCGCATACGAGCAAGCTGCGATGTGGGCCGTCAAGGCGGCCACGACGCCGAAAGAATAGGATAGCGTGACATGCCGATTTTGCAGTGGAACGCGGCGCATGGTGACGCAGCGCCTATCAGCGTGGCGTGCGAGTCTGTCGTCCATCTCGCGCCATGGGACAACAGCATCGACACCAATATCGTCCACATCGTTGGGCAAGGCACGATCCAATCCTTCGGCTGGGGCCAAGCCTCGACCAAGCGCGTTCTGTTCGAAGCGGGGATCGTCCTGAAACATTCGGAGCATCTGCAACTGTTGGGATTGCAGGATCGCGAGATCAACGAACCGGCGATCGGCATCTACGCGACCGCAGGCGACAACTACTGGAATGAAATCTCTTTCACCGCGACCGGCGCGGCGGAAACGATCCGGCGCCTCGATGCGATCGTGCAGCGGCTCGAGGACGTAGAAAATCGCTTGTTCGAACTTCAGAACTCGCGGTCGGAATCAGCCGCGAGTTCCGAGCGGACCAAGACGCATGCTGCAGCGATTTAATCCGAACCACGATCCCACAACCGGCGAATTCGCCGAGGGTGGTGAAGGTGGCGATGGTGGCGGTGCGAAGCCTGCGAGCGAGAAGCCGAGCGGCGGTGGCAAGGGCGGCAAGGGCGGCAAGGTTTCGAAGATTTCGGACTTTGACAAAAAGGGCGTTCGTCTCGACCACAACACCACGATCAATCCGGCGAAGGCCGAAAAATTCCTACAGACTTGGAATGAGAAGATCGCCGAGACGCCGGAGGATTTCAAAAAGGATTTTATCGGCGTCCCCGGCACGATGACGATCACGTATGATGACAGCAACGATCAGCTCAAGGTTGCCGGTCAGGTGCGGGAAGGGAACGATGATGGTCGCAGTATCGGTGATTATGAGCGTAACATTGATCTGAAAAACAATAGTGCCTATTCCGCTTATTTTGTCTTGAAAAAGGGCGAGCGTGGTGAAGGTGTTGGCAAGAAGCTGCTGGCATCGAATATCGCGATGTACCAGAAGATGGGCATCGACATCGTTAAGGTCAGCGCCAACATTGATGTCGGCGGCTACGCGTGGGCTAAATACGGTTATGTGCCGACAGAGAAATCATGGAGTGATTTGTCATCGGATATTCGCAACAAGCTGAATGATCAGGGCGACCGCGCCAATCACGCCGCATCTGGATCGGGCTACACGCCGGAAACTTGGGATCAGATCGGCGACCATGATCAATCCCAGATCGAAACCGCATGGTCGCGCGCGACCTACAGTGAATTCGAAGACAGCGAAATCCAGAACTGGCGCGACAGCGGACAGGCGCTGGAAGATGCCAAGCGTGGTATGTCCGACGTGAGCGATTTGCGCGATGAGGATTGGGCCAAGGCCGCACTGGAAACGTGGCGCGATGGATTAAGCTCGAAGGACGAGGAAGGCATTCCTTTCACCAACGAGCAAATCCTGGCGGCGGTCGATATCGAGGAATATTCCTCGCGCCATGGCGAGGGTCGTGACGATCCCGACATCTCGATCGCCGACAACAAGCTGACCGGCAGCATGACGCAGCCAACGCTCCCCGGCATTCCCGAGGCGCCGCCGCTCACCGACGATCGGCGCCAAGAGATCATCGATGCGCTGACCCAAGGCTTCAACGATGAGGCCGAGAGCAAGGCGCAAGATGCCGATCCGCCGTCTCACATCGCCGATAGCGTCTCGGAATATCAGGAAGAATACTGGTCGTCGATGAGCGACGAGGACAAGTATGATTGGGCCGAACGCAACAGCGAACTGCCGGAATATCCGATTGAGGATGACGAGGAAGAAACGCCCGAGCCGGTCGAGGCAACCGATCCGCAGCGCGACGCGCTGATGAAGCTGGCGCAGAGCTCCGATCCGAAAGCGCTGTGGGCAATCGCCGATTCGTCGCAAGGCAAGAGCCTGCTACTCGGCACAAGCTGGTCAGGAGTGCTCGATCTCAAAGACAAGCAAACGATGGCCCGCTTCCACGCCTACGTTGGCAGATGAATATGCCGAGCTCTTGCGGCTGCGCATCGCAGTGTGTGACGCGATGCTGCTGCGACTTCGGAGAATGACGATGGCTGCTACTACTGCAGGAAATACTCGGTTTAGCGGATGGGTAGATGACATGGCCCGCAAAGAGAACGATTTTCACTACATCGAAAACCGCCAGTTCGAGGACGACAAGATGCACGCCGATATCCTTGAGGGCGGCGACCACGCGGCGGCAAAGAAGGTCAGCGATGCAGTGGCGAAGGATGTTGGATTGACGCCAGCCGAGATCGAGGCGCTGAGCGCGCCGCCCAAGAAGTGGAAAGGGAAACCCAAATGAAGCACGAAGGCGAGAATGCTTTCCGCCAGCGCGAGGCGTC